TGTGTTAGGTGGTGAGGATCCTGAATATTTCTGGCAAGAACTATTCCAGACAACACTACCACACTGTAAACTAGTGTTTAACTGCTCTGCTAAAGAAGCATGTTTAGTCAAATACTCAACTAATTCATTCCTTGCTCTTAAAACAAGTTTCTTTAATCAAATAAATGATATTTGTGAAAAGACAGGAATGGATTATGAAATTGTTAGACACATAATGGCTAACGATCAACGGATTGGTGCTGGACATACAGTTGTTCCTGGGCCAGATGGAGAACGTGGTTGGGGAGGTCATTGTTTCCCCAAGGACACTGAAGCATTTATACAATGGGCTAACACAATTGGGTCGCCAATTACATTAGTTGAAGAAACGGTGAAATACAATCATCAAATACGAAAAAATGCTTGACTTTTGTCACAAACCTAAATATAATAGATAAACACGGAGAATCAATATGAAAGACTTTTTACAAGACCTAGTAGCGCATACACATTCACTTGGCTTTTTGCCATTAGTGAAAATTAGTGCTACTGACACAGAAACAAAAATTGAATCGATGGCAGAGGATCGTTCAGTTATTGTTAATGCCAAGACACACAAACCAGTTGGCGACTTTGAAGGTACGTTTGGTATGCCTAACTTGAACAAGTTGGATATTCACCTCAAGTGTCCAGAATACAAAGAGAACGCACAAATCAGTGTAGTTAAACAACAACGCAACGGTGAAGAAATTCCAACAGGATTACACTTTGTTAATGCGGCTAACGACTTTGAAAATGACTATCGGTTTATGAATCAAGACATTATTAACGAACGTCTTAAGTCTGTAAAATACAAAGGTTCTTCATGGGATATTGAATTCCAACCAAGCGTTGCAAGTATTCAACGTTTGAAGTTCCAAGCACAAGCCCATACTGAAGAAACTGTATTTCAAATAACAACTAAAGACGATAATCTAGTGTTTAGCTTTGGTGATGCTAGCACACACGCTGGATCATTTATTTTCCAAGCAGGTATTACTGGTAAATTAAAACAAGCATGGTCATGGCCTGTTAATCAAATGATGAGTATTTTAAATCTAAGTGGTGACATTACTATGAAGATTACTGATCAAGGCGCACTACAAATTACAGTTGACAGCGGTCTTGCTGAATACAATTATATTCTTCCAGCACAATCTAAGTAATGGAAACTAAGAAAAGAACCGTAGTAAGAATGTTAACATACCGTGTGACAGCATGGTTGTTTACTATTCTATGGACATACTTGTTTACTGGAGATATTAGTAGTGCTACAGGCTTTGCCACAGCACTACATATTCTCTTAAGTGTAGATTATTATATTCATGAAAGAATATGGTTAAAAATTAAATGGGGTCGAATTGAATAAGAATCTAACAGCAACGCAAAATGACTATGCGTACTTCTTACCAGCTACGTCAGGATTCTATTCTACGTTTATCGGTAAGCAACGATATAGTAATTATGTAGACCCTGCTCGCATTCCGGCAAGTTTTGCCAATGGTATCGAAAGTCTTAACTATCTTGAACCAGACAAGGGCGCATTTTATTACGATCATTGCTTGTATTCAGCAGGTCACGCTAATCTTGATTTAAATAAACAAGACGAAAGCGAAGACATGTTTCGCAATCGTAATAGATCTACAAGTTGGGTGTTAGGTGACTCTGGCGGATTCCAAATTGGTAAAGGTGTTTGGCCAGCTGATTGGAAAGATCCTAATTGTCCAAAGGCTATGAAGAAGCGCCAACAAGTACTTACTTGGATGGACACACTAATGGACTACGGTATGGGGCTTGATATTCCGGCATGGGTTGCTCGTAGCCCTGCTGGGGTTGCGGCAACTGGTATCAGTACATACATGGAAGCAGTTCAAGGCACATATATTAACAATGATTATTTTGTTAATAATAGAAATGGTAATTGTAAATTTTTAAATGTGCTGCAGGGTGAAAATCACGCCGATGCCGAGGATTGGTATCAGCGTATGAAAAAATACTGTGATCCCAAACAATACGGCGACCGTCACTTTAACGGTTGGGGTATGGGTGGACAAAATATGTGTGACGTACACTTGGTGTTAAAACGCCTTGTGGCATTAAGATTTGATGGGTTACTTGAGAAGGGTGAACAAGATTGGATGCACTTCTTAGGAACATCAAAATTGGAGTGGGCTGTACTGCTCACTGACATTCAACGTGCTGTAAGGAAATATCATAATGAGCAATTTACCATCTCTTTTGACTGCGCAAGTCCGTTCCTTGCCACCGCAAATGGACAGATCTACATCAATACAGAAACCGAAGATAGAAAGAAATGGGTCTACCGTATGCAGTCTTCTGCGGACGACAAAAAATACGCAACAGACACCCGATTGTTCAAAGACGCTGTAATACAAGACAATATCTTTAAATTGTTTGAATCAAGTCCAATCATAGATCAAGTTACTATGAAAGAAATTTGTATCTACGGAGCAGGTACTCCTAAACCGGGAGTTATAAATCCAGATCCAATGAATCCGGCCGATTGGATTAAAACCCCAGATCTTAATAAGTTGGGCAAAGTTAGTAACAAAACAAGTTGGGATTCATTTAGCTATGCTGTAATGATGGGCCATAATGTTTGGATGCACGTTAACGCAGTTCAAGAAGCTAATCGCCAGTACGATGCTGGTAACATGCCTGCTATGATGAGTGTGTTAGACGCTAATAGAAAATCGTCTAAGCAATACGAACATATGTTTTTCAAAGACATTGTTAATGCTATATTTGAAACAAGTGATCGAGGACGAGCAGATCAACTAGTTGAAGAATATAATAAGTATTGGATGGATATTATTGGTACTCGCGGTGCTAGTGGCAAGAAAACTGTTAATGCTAGTACGTCATTTGCCAATCTGTTTGACGAAGTGACACCTGATACTGTACAATCAATAGAAGATAGCGAATTTAACGAATCCGCAATTAATAAACTTGACGAACTAGAAGCAATAGTAAAATGACATTACCAGACGAAAGATATCGAGCAGTAGTTCAGACTCAAAGGTTTCTACTAGAGATTCTAACTACTCCGCGAGTTCCAAAAGCAATTAAAGACCGAGCTAGAAGTTGCCTGCGTCACTACCCTAGTGAATACGATATGAGTAAAACTGCGCAGACTAGTCCGGATATATTTGCTGAACGAATGGAAGATGTATTTCGAATGGTTAAAAAATACGAAGAAGGTAAAAAGAATGAAGCGTGATTATACTACAGGTGTAAGCGAAACAGTTTCATTTTTTATTGGCACTGAAATTGAACATACACCTGCTTACGGATTAAAAACTCTATTTGTTACTGGAGTTCAAGAAATTGATCAAATTGCTTTTCATGCTATCGGTAATGATTGTGAGCATATCTTCTTTGGTGCTAACCACAGTTTTAATCCCGCATTTAACGACTATACTGGCTGGAAACGTTGGGAAGATATGATTGAGTATTTCCTAGGCGAAGGCTACCTATGTAGTCTTGATATTCCACTAAGCGCAGTAGAAGAATTTAATGACGGTGGATTGAATGAGCATAACAACTTTATTCCGCAGATAAGAGTTCCAATTCCATATATTAAATTGTGGAATTATAATACAATGCTTAAAATTGATGACAAAGATTTTAACGCTACTAATCCCGGTGTGTGGTCACATAGTCTACACACTCTCAAAGACCGTAGCAAGTTCACACCCTGGACAGCCTACAAAAACGATAAAATATTAAAATGATTATCAAACAAGATACTCAACATACTAGTATTATTTGGGAGTGGATATTCCCAAGCATTGTTGTAGTTGGAGCCGTACTAACAGCATATGACATATACCCGCTTAACAAATGGTTCTTCATCGTTGGTAACGGCGGAATAGCTATCATGTGTGTGTTATGGAAGAGGTGGAGTCTAGTAGCTCTAAATACAATTTTAACTGCAATTTATATATCAGGATTAATCATCACATGAATATTCGACAAGACATTAGACCAAACAAAATGATTTGGGTAACCTTTCGCAAAGAAGGCATCCACAAATATCCAGCCGCACTTACAGATCCCACACTTGCCACAGGTGATGAGTATGACGTAAGTTTCCTAGGCTATCCGCATCGTCACATCTTCCACTTTAAAGTTTGGATTGGTGTTACACACGATGATCGAGATATCGAATTCATTCAGTTTAAACGCTGGTTGGAAAAACTGTACGCAGAAGGTACACTCCAACTAGACTACAAAAGTTGTGAGATGATGTCAGGTGATTTGTATGACACTATCTCCAATAAGTATCCGGGCCGTGAGGTTTGGATTGAGGTCTCCGAAGACGGAGAAAATGGTTCATTTATTAAGTACTAACTAGAAGAGGCTATTATGGCTAAGAATTACAAAGACTACGCATATTTTGAAAATCGCCCTGACGTTGTTCGGATCTTTGATGATCTTGAAAAATTGTTAGATTTCTGTCGCATTGAGATGTTGCCGTTTAACGAGGCAGATCTTTATAATAGAGGTGCAAAGGTTTGGCAATCTTATGAACGTAGCACACGCCCACGTAAGCCTTGGAATGGTGAACGTAAGCCGTATTTGGGCAAAAATCCGCGCCCAGCATATAACAGACAAGAAAGTTAATGACTGTTTTCCTCGTTGATTTAGAAGCAGTAGACACCCGGTACACAGGTCAGTGGAAGACTCATGTACCGGAGTTACTTATAAAGGCTGGACACCATGTCAACATTATATCAGGTCCTACGGACATTCCTAGTGCTACCACTCCTGGGGCATTTCTCAACTTTGGCGGCACTAATATCTACAAGGCTAGTCAAGTTGAACAGATGGGTCGGTTATTTTGTAACGGATCCGTTCATCCCGGCGATCACTTTATCTTTACTGATGCTTGGCATCCTGGTATCATAAACTTAAAGTACATGAGTGAACTGCTGGGCATTCCAGTAACAACACACGGCTTATGGCATGCTGGCAGTTATGATCCGCAAGACTTCTTAGGTCGTCTTGTTGGCAACAAGCCTTGGGTTAGAAATGCTGAGAAGAGTTTCTTTCACGCATTTGACCACAACTACTTTGCCACAGATTTCCATATTAAAATGTTCTATACAAATTTACTAAATGATTATCCTACAGAAAATCCTTGGTTTAGTGAGCACCTTGACGAAATCTTAAAAGGTGAAGAACCAAAGATCGTACGTACCGGTTGGCCTATGGAGTATTTCCAAGATACACTTGCTCCTTATAAAGGCATGAAGAAACGAGACATGATCTTGTTTCCGCACCGTATTGCTCCAGAGAAACAAGTTGAAATTTTTAGAGACTTGGCTAAACATCTGCCGCAATATGAGTTTGTTGTTTGTCAAGATACGCAACTTACTAAGCATGAGTATCATACATTACTAGGTCAAGCTAAGATGGTCTTCAGTGCTAACCTACAAGAAACTCTAGGCATTAGTTGGTATGAGGGTGCAGTGGTAGATGCTATCCCATTGGTACCAGATAGACTCAGTTACAGTGAGATGGCATTTGATACATTTAAGTATCCTAGTGCGTGGACTGAAAATTTTGAAGCATACAAAATATGGCGTTCAAATTTGTGTTTTGCTATTATTCAACACATGGATAACTATAATACTAGATTGCCACAAATACAAAAACAAGTGGAGGCATTACATGAACAATTCTTCAGCGCAAGACACTTACTCGATAACATTAGATGATACTATTACATTAACTAGTAGTGTTGGAACTATAACTTTTCCATCCAACACTACCAGTTATTCATATAGTAACTCCTCCCCAACTATTAGTATAGGGTCAGGTACTATATCATCAATATCATCAATATCATCAATATCAACATGTGATACGTTTAAGATCAGTTTGCCCGAAGAATGGGTTAATACATTTCCTGAGTGGGATAGAGTAGAAAAGATGTGTCAAGAATACCCAGGATTGCGAATAGCGTTTGATAAATTTAAAACTGTTTATAAACTTGTAAAAGATGATTATGATACTCCAAAAGATAAAAGAGCTAAGCCTTAACTGGCTAGATAAACGAGGCCGTAAACTTGTCATTATGGATAGGATATGTAACGAGCCATACTTAGAACGATACTACTTGTTTCTTAAAGATCGTAAACGTTTTCCATTTAATGTATTCCTTCATAAATTCCTAAAAGGTGATCCCGATGACGTCCATGATCATCCGTGGCCGTATGCTACATTAATATTAAGTGGTGGCTATTATGAATGGGTTCCTGTGTTTAACACAATTGGCGAAAAGGTTAACGAAATTAAATATTGGCGAGCGCCTGGTCATTTCCGAGTGTGTAATCCAAACAGCTATCACCGGATTGAATTAAAAGAAGGGGTAACTGCTTGGACATTGTTTATGCCGGGTCCGCAAAAACGAGAGTGGGGATTTCTTGTTGATAACAAATGGATTCATAATGACAACTATCTTGAAACCCGTAAACAGCACGGTTAGTCCCGGGTATGGTGCAATACCTCCGTTGACTGTTGGTAAAGTTTACACTACTAACAGTACCGCAGGACAGTTGTTAACGTCCTCTGGTAGTAATGGTACAAGCTATACAAATACATGGACTACTGGTACTACTGTTCCGAACGAAGCTATCAGAATTAATCAAACCAATCCTCCAACAGTAGACATTAAAGGTAACTTGGTCCTTAACGGGCAAGACTTAGAAGAACGGCTAAACACAATTGAACGGGTGTTGACTATTCCCGAACGAGATGTTAAACTAGAAGCTAAACATCCAAAGCTAAAGAAGTTGTATGATGAATACATCACAGCTTTGGGTAAGTATAGAACATTTGAAGCGATTAAAGGAGATGAAAATGGAACTACATGAATCAGTTGCGCATACACGCAAAGAAATGACAATTAAAGAAAACGAAGGTTTTCGTGTACGTACAGTAAAACATGAAGTACTCAGTCCTAAAGGTCTGTTTAGTCTTGATATTATTCAAGAAAGTTTAAAAGACGGCAAAGTTGCCGATAGTCAAACTTACAATTTCTTTATGACTAAAGAAGAATTACAAACGTTAGCGAACAGTTTAACAGCATGAAAAAAGTTTATTATACTTGGCAACAAGTAGAAGGCGCTTGTTTGGACATTGCTAGACAAATTAACAATAGCAACTGGCGCCCTGATTATATTGTAGGTCTTACTCGTGGTGGGCTAGTTCCTGCCGTATTGCTTAGTCAATATTTAGATGTGCCAATGAAGTCATTAGATGTAAGTCTACGAGATGGCGGTGATACTGTTACTAATTGTGGAATGGCTGAAGACGCATTTGGTTATAATGCCGCAAATGTCGGCGATCCCTTGTGTAAAAATATTTTAATTGTTGACGATATTAACGATCAAGGTTCTACTATTGCTTGGATCAAACAAGACTGGCAGTCAGTGTGTTTACCAAATGATGAACGTTGGAACTTTGTATGGGGTTATAATGTTAAATTTGCCACGCTTACAACCAATACGGCCAGTAATGAAGAAGTTGACTATACAGTATGGGAAGTTAACAAAGCAGAAGAAGATTGTTGGTTAGTTTATCCTTGGGAGGATTTTTGGTTATGACCTCAGCATTAATTAAATTAATTTTAGGTATTATTCTAATAGTATTTGCTATTGCTATCGGACCGCTGTTAGGTATATGGAGTTTAAACACACTATTTCCTATACTACACATTCCATACACCTGGGAAACTTGGGCGGCATTTGCAATTCTGCTAGGTAGTGCTAGCGGCTTACGATTTGGAACTAGCAAATGAGCGACTTGACCATAGAAAATCTTAAAGAAAAACTAAAAATTATAGATCAAGATTTAGAAACTCTTAGATCAATGGGCGACTCTGGCAGGAAATTAGGAGTACTTACAGAATATCGTGATTATATTAAAGACGAAATTAAATTTTTAGAAGATGAGAACAGATCTAGAACAAGCCCTTGACGAACGTCGGGCACCGTGGACTGAAATAGAATACCGAGCAAAAGACTTTTGGGTATTTAAAGATGCGTACCCAGTGACTGCCGGTCATTTGTTATTTGTACCTACTAGTACTAGCGGGCCTAACCTTTGGGAATGTTATAAGGCCGCTTACAAATTTGGGTTCGACGGCATTGAATCAAACCGATGGGACGCATTTAACGTTGGACAAAACGTTGGAGAAGCGGCTGGCCAAACAGTAATGTATCCACATGTACATATGATTCCTCGACGCAAGGGAGATATGGAAGATCCCCGTGGCGGCGTTCGGCATGTTATTCCAGAAAAAGGCAATTATGCGAGGAAGTAAGAAACATGCTAACTGGGACAGCCGAATTCCGGCCCGTGACGAAGGATATCAATATGTTGTGGCAATTCCTTGGAAAGGACAAGCCAACTATTGGTGGAATGAAGCATGTATAGATGTGTTAGAAGTATTTGGATTACCCGGCGGCAAATTTACTAGTCACCCAAGTGACGAAAAACTAGAATTTTATTTCAAATCAAAGAGAGATGCTGATTTATGTCAAATATTACTAAGCGAGAAAATATAAAAATAGCAGTAGGTATTATTGTGTTTTTAATAGTTATACCAATAATGTTTTTAACACTACCAAAAAAATCCGACGGAGTTTGGATCAATTGTAGTATTTCGGAAATAAGTCCAGACTTTACTACAGAAATGCGAGAAGCGTGTAGGCAAGCTAGAATACAAAGTATTCAAAAAGATATACAACAACCTAAATAAGATTGTATAATACACATATGGCAATCCACTGCCTTAACATCGGAGATTAAATGTCAGACACAAGTAAAAATTTAGCACAAGCCCTTCGCCAGACCATGAAGTCTGATAACAAACGATTTTGGGCCGGTGATAACATTAGCGAATACATTCGCGATGAATACAAAGAACAACTTATTAATGAAGCAACCGAAGCATTTGAACATGTGCTAGATACGTTGCTTATTGATCGAGAAAACGATCCAAACAGTAAAGGTACAGCCCGCAGGCTTGCTAAAATGTATTTTAACGAAATAATGGCAGGTAGATATGAAACACCACCAGACGCAACAGCTTTTCCAAATGATTCATCGGACCGCTATGAAGGTATGCTTGTGGTTAGAAGTGAGCTTCGTAGTATGTGTAGTCATCATCACCAGCCTGTGTCTGGCGTTGCTTATATCGGAATCATTGCCGCTAATAAATTAATTGGATTAAGCAAATACACTCGAATAGCACAGTGGTGCGCTCGTCGTGGTACTTTACAAGAAGAACTGTGTAACGATATTGCTAGAGAAATTCAAAAAGCAACTGATAGTGATAATGTAGCTGTCTATATACAAGCAACTCACGGATGTTGTGAGAATAGAGGTATTATGGCGCATAGTAGTTTAACACAAACTACAGTTCTTCGTGGTTCCTTTAATACCGACCAGGGCACAAAGAAAGAATTCTTTGATAATATTAAACTACAACAGGAGTATTCAAGATGACAACTGCAAAAGATTTAACTGCTCAACTAATTCATAGAGCAAAGAATTTACAAGAATTTATTGTAGAACGTGAATTTAACGGTATTCCGGCAGGAGTTGTAAAATTTAATATTCAACATACTGTTGGGCAAAATGCTAGAATTTTTGTGCCGGCACTTACACAAGCCGAAGCAGAACAAATGGTTGATGAATGGTTTGGAGAGGACGTAGAATGAATTATCAACTACCGGCCGAGGGTATCTTAAAACATAACGATTGGGGCGACTCAAAAGTATATCGTGTTACATGCGAGTGTGGAGATAGTGGTCACGAACACAACGTATGGGTAGAAGCTGATGACCACGACATTTCAGTTACCATCTATACTACAACTAAGACTAACTTTTGGTCTAAAACACGTTGGTATCATATATGGACTTTACTAGCTAAAGGCTACATTGATACAGAGTCAACTGTTTGTTTAAAAAAACAAGGTGCGTTTAACTACGCAGAAACATTAAAATTAGCAATTAGTGATGTAGAAGAATTTAGGAAAGAACATGTCAAAAATTAAAATTGCGGAACTGTTTTACAGCATCCAAGGTGAAGGACGCTACATGGGTGTACCGTCTGTATTTCTACGCACATTTGGCTGTAACTTTAAATGTAGTGGCTTTGGTATGCCTCGCGGTGAAATGAGCCACGAAGCAATTGATATTGCGGCAACCCATACTATGATTACACCTTTTACAAAATATGAAGACTTGCCGTTAGTCAGTACAGGCTGTGACAGTTATGCCAGTTGGCATCCAGACTTTAAAGATTTATCGCCTATGCTTACAAGCGAAGCTATTGTCGATCGTATTATGGAAATTCTTCCGCAGGATCATTGGGAATATGAACATCTTGTTATTACAGGTGGCGAACCGTTGCTAGGTTGGCAACGTGCGTATCCGGACTTGATTAGCAATACTAAGATGCGTGATTTGAAAGAAATTACTTTTGAAACAAATGGTACTCAAAAACTTACTCCAGAGTTTAAAGGATTCCTAAAAAAGTGGAATAGTGTAGTAGGCAGAGAACTTACATTTAGTGTAAGTGCTAAACTGCCATGTAGTGGAGAAAAGTGGGAAGAAGCAATCCTTCCAGAAGTAGTTTGTGAATACGAAGAAGTGGGCACAGCATATTTGAAATTTGTCATTGCCACTGAACAAGACTTTAACGATGCTCAAAACGCAATTATTGAATTCCGAAAAGCTGGCTTTAAAGGACATGTTTATCTAATGCCAGTAGGCGGGGTAGAAAGTGTCTACGCAATGAATAATAAAAATGTAGCATTATTGGCTATGAAACATGGCTTACGATATAGTGACAGACTACAAGTGCCACTATTTAAAAATGAGTGGGGAACTTAATGAAACAATTTATTAGAAAACTATTTGGCATTGATAAATTACTTGCCGAAAAAGAACAAGCACAGTTAGAAACTACTAAAGCTAAAGAAGAAGAACTTATTGCTAAGATGTTGCCAAAAGAACGTGCTACAGCTCGTGGAGAGCCGTGGGTTAGTGTCTTAGATACTAAAGTTAATAAAGATAATCCAAGAAATGGCTTTTTTGAGCTTGACTGGAATGACTTGTTTATAGTACAATTGAAACAAGCTGGATACGGTTTTGACGGCGATCCAGATGAACAAATTGTAGATCGGTGGTTTAGAGATTTGTATAGTTCTATGATTCAAGGCGAAGGCATGGAATCTAAAGATAGAACTGCCGGTTATGTTAATGTAACAAGACTTGGTAATAATAGAGCACAAATAGAATGACATATATTTTAGTTGATACTGCTAACACATTTTTTCGTGCTAGACACGTAGTACAAGGCAATGCTGAGATTAAACTTGGCATGGCTTTTCATATTACCTTTAACAGTATTAAAAAAGCATGGCAAGATTTTGGTGGTACTCATGTAGTATTCTGCCTCGAAGGTCGTAGCTGGCGTAAGGACTTTTATGCCCCGTATAAAGCTAATCGGGCAGAAGCTCGTGCTGCACATACAGTAAAAGAAGCAGAAGAAGAAAAGATCTTTTGGGAAGCCTTTGATGAGTTTAAGAATTTTATTACAGAAAAAACTAACTGTACTGTACTCCAGCATAATCAATTAGAAGCTGATGATTTGATTGCGGGCTTTATACAAGCTCACCCGATGGCAGAGCATGTGATCATTAGCACTGATAGAGACTTTTATCAACTACTAGCAAGCAATGTAAAACAGTATAACGGTGTTGCTGAAGAGACTCACACTATTAATGGCATATTTGATAAAAAAGGTAAACTTGTTATAGATAAAAAGACAAAA